CTCCTGGGTGACGACGACCAACCCCCGGACCCGGGATTGCCGGACGCCGACGACCCCGCGAAGGAGAAGGAGAAGAACTCGATGGCCTACACCGCTCAAAACGCCACGTTGGAACTGCAGAAGTACCAGGCCAGTCACGAACGGCTCGTTCGCGAACACGGCCGCACCCTGGAACGCCTCCAGGCCCTGGAGCGTGAAGCCACGGACGCCAAACGGCAGAGCCGGTTCGCCAAGCTGCGGGCCGACCATCCGGCGTTCCCGATCGACGACGACGAGATCAAGCCGGCCCTGTACTCGATGGGCGGGAACATGACCGACCCCGAGTTCGACCGCCACATCGCCACGATGGAGAAGTACGCGGCCCGGTTCGTCCAGCCCGTGAACCTGCCCGAAGGCGAGGCCGCGCGGTCCGAGGACAGTCCCGAGAAGGCCCAGTACGCCGCCAAGGTATCCCGGGAAGCCGTTCGCCTTGCCACCGCGGCCGTGGACGCAGGCCAGCACATGACATGGGACGAGGCATACACGAAGGCCGCCGAGTCCATCAAGCAGTAACGCACACGCGCCCGCCCGGCGCTCAACCACCCCCGAGGAGAACTGATCCATGCCGACCCAGAACCCGAACTACCGTGCGGGCGGGACGATCCTGCCCAAGACCTTTGTGACCCTCCAGACCGACGAGGACCTGACGGTCGAAGCCTCGACCACGGGCGACATGCCGATTGGCGTCTCGGGCATCGGGAGCCGTGCGGCCCCGATCCCGAGCGTGACGGTTGTCCAGCACGCCCTCGTGGGCGAACAGCCGGTCGTCCACGGACTTGGCGAGGAAGCCTGGATCAAGGCCGGAGCCGAGATCGCGGCTGGCGACTTCCTGAAGCCCGACACCAACGCGGAAGCGGTCCCGGCCAGCGCGGGCGACAAGTACGGCGGCCGTGCATTGTCCGCCGCGGCCGACGGCGAAGATTGTCGCATCTTCATCCAACCCGGCGAACTGGAAACCTAGTCCGCCCCACACCGAACAACGATCTGGTGACCGACCAAGCGGAGCCATGAAGACCACCCAGGGAGAACCCGAATCATGGCAACGACTGGTCAATACGCCCGCGTAGGGCTCGCCAACACCTACATCCAGAACCACGAGGCGAGCGGGAATCTGATCGTCACGTATTCCCGCGACCCGAAGAAGTTCCCGATGTCGCGGTATGTGAAGTACCAGCCGGTCAAGAAGACGACCGGCCTGTACCTGGAGATCAAGGCCGAGGAAGCGGCCCGGATCATCAACTCGAACCTTCAGGACTACTACTGGGCCGATGGCGCGGACCGCCCGAAGCGGAATGAGGCCGAGGAATTCCGGTATGTCGAATTCCGCACGAAGCGGTACGACTTCCCGTGGTTCCTGGGCAAAAAGGCCGTCGATGAGGCCGACTGGCCGGTCACAAACCTGCAGCAGCAGGTCGCGGCCCACAAGAGCATGACGGCCCGCTCGATCTCGGTCGCGAGCCTGCTCCAAACGGAAGCCAACTGGGACACGGGCCACTACGAGGACGTGACCTCGATCGACGGCGTGGCGGACTACTGGGACGTGAGCACCAGCGACGAGCAGAACATCAAGCGCTCGATCCTGTACGGGATCGAGAAGATCGAGCTCGACACGTTCGGAATGGTGGGCGTCCAGGACCTCGTGCTGGTCATGAACCCCACGACGGCCCGCCGACTCTCGACCAGTCCCGAGATCATCGACTTCATCAAGCAGCAGCAGTCCGCCCCGGCGATCCTCCAGGGCAAGGACGCGGGTTGGAACGGCGAGTACGGGTTGCCGAAGTACCTGCACGGCGTCGAGATCCTGGTCGAGAACACGTTCCGGATCGCGGCCCGGGCTGGGGCCACGACCCAGACCAAGAGCTACGTGATCGACGACGGCAACGCGTTCCTGATCGCGCGGCCGGGTTCGATTGAAGCCGTGGCCGGCAGTGGACCGAGTTTCTCCACCGTGACGATGTTCACCTTGGAGGAAATGACCGTCGAGCAGAAGGACGACACCGAGAACCGGCGATTGCTGGGTCACGTGGTCGACGACTATTCGGTCAACATGACGGCCTCGCCGTCCGGCTTCTGGTTCCAGAACGTCTACGACACCACGAGTTCCTAACGATGAGCGCCTACGCGGAACCGTCTGACATGCTGGCTCGCCATGACCAATCGGTCGTGGCGCAGCTCTGCAGCGACGACGGCCACGAGGTGCCCGCCGAGGAACTCGCGACCGACCCGAATCTGCTGGCGGCCCTCGAGGACGCCAGCGGGGACGTGGAGGCCGCACTACTGATCGGCAAGCGATACTCGGTCGAGAACCTTGAGGACTTGGCCGGGAACTCGCTCGCGAAACTGAAACGCATCACCTGCACGATCGCGATGGCGAACCTGTTGGAACGCCGCCCGGTCGTGCATGTCCAGGAGGCCGAGAAGCTCCTGGAGCGTGCCGAGAAGTTCCTCGAACAACTCCGCACCGGACAACGAATTTTCAACCTGGAGGATCAGGTGGACACCCAGCTCCCGACCGTCGATGGCCCCACGTCCGTCGACTGTGCGCGGATCAACCTCCTGCCCGACCGGATGACGAGATATTTCCCCACTCAGGTCCAGCGACTACCGACCACCAGGGGCTAGCGGCGACCGACAGGCGGCGCTCGATAAGAGGACAGCATCATGGCGATTGGATTTTTCACCACTGGCCCCTGCAGTGTATGGTTCGACGACATCGAACTTGGCTTTTGCGAGAACGGGGCCGACATCACCGTCCAGCCGTTCTTCGAGGACCTCCACGCCGACTCCTGGGGTGGACTCGCGGGCCCGTTTGCGGACCGGCAACTCCTGGGCGCGATCGCGCAGGTGAACTGCCTGCTGACCAAATTCGACAACGTCCAGTGCGAAAAGTTGGCGTCATTTTCTGATCTCGGCGCAACCACTGGAGAAATCGGGGCCACGAAGCTCGGCGAATTCGTTTACCAGGATGCCCAGTTCTCGACCCTGGAACTCAAGACCACGCTCGCGAGTTCGTCCAAGAAGTTCGAATACGCACACGTGGCCGGCAGTGTCGGATTCAATATGTCGATGCGGCATCGCCGCTGGCAGGTCCAGTTCCTGTGTCGGATGGACAGCCCCTGCTATCGCGTCCTGTTCGAAAACGGAACCGAGACCAGCTGCTTCGACGACTAACCCACTTGACCCAAGGGACAAGCCCAATGCTCCAGCGGTTACGCAATCTCTTTTCCCGCCGCACCTCGCGGCGGGATATCTTTCAGTACCACGACGGTGCCCGCGGGCGTTCCATCGACCCCTGGGCGGCGCTGCTGGACCTCTGGACCGACCCCGAGCACGACATTAACCTCGTGCTCGCGGGGTCGGCCCGTGGCGAACCCGAGTCGCAACGGCAGCTGGAGCAGATGGTCCGACGGGTCTTCGACATCCCGGCGTTCGAGCCCGAGAGCAAACAGGGCCTCACGATCCTGGAACTCCATGAATTGCACGCGCGATTCTCGCGATACATCCGGGATCTTAAAAAAAAACTCGCCATACAGCCGACGCCGTCGCGACCTATGGACTCGGGATCCTCGGAGACCCCGCCCGAATCCCCCACGAGACCCGGGTCGGACTCCTGCTCCACAGCCGCCGAGTCGAAATCCGACGTGCCGACGTGATCATGCGGGCGATCCGGCAATCGGCTTCTTCCGAACTGCCCGGCCCCGAGTGGTACGACGCGTTGTCGCTGACGCGCGAGGACGCCAAGTTCCGCCGCGCCCTCGATCAAAATAACCGCCGGCTCCAAGAACGAGCGGCCAGTATGGGGGTGGGGTGATGGCAGAGCAAGGCAACGCTGACGACCTCCAGGAAGCCGCAGGATCAATTCGCGCACAACTGGGTGACCTGGATCGCGAGATCGACAACCAGCTCTCGCTTCTCCAACGGGCCTCGCCAGACCGGCCGCAGGACAGCCCTGTCGATCGGGCGATGTCAGAACTAGAGGACGCACGCCGCCGAATTAGTGGAACCATCGAGTCCCTGGACTACTCTGGCCCTGCCTACAGCACCGAGAGGCAGCAAGAACGGCTGCGTAACCTTCGAAGTCTAGTTGCAAATGCGGGCCCACTCATAAAGGCCGCTGGGGCAGAATTCACCCCTGCGCTGCAGGCACTTATTAGCCAGTCATCGCCTGACACGCGATCCACCGCCCAGGTGCTCGCCGATGCCAGCGAGTACAACGCCAAGCAACAAGCCGCCGAAACGCCGCCCACGACAGAACCCGCCGCAAGCGACGTCCCGCTCGAATCCCCCGAGATTCCCCCGCCAGAGCGGGA